CGCCTTGATTTTATTCACCTCTTCATCGGCTTCTGCAGCTTTTTTTACAAGGTTCTGGACATTGGCCTGGTGCAGCAGAACCTGTACATAGTCCTCGCTCTTTTGGATAAGGGTGTCATACCATTCGGAAAGGGTCCTGTAATAACCGAAACTTTCTCCGTACTTACGGTTCAGTTCCTCCACCTTGGCCTTTTCCTGTTCCTTGCTGCCGGTGAAGTTTTTGATTTCATCAATGACCGACTTTAGCTCAAAGCGTGTACGTACCATTTGGGCACGGCCGCTTTTCTCTATTTCGGTCATCTCCTTTAACGAGATATTGAATTCATCCACGCCTTTCTTGGCACTGAACAAATCTTTCGTCCACTCCCAAATTTCATCACCGTACATCACCAGCAGCATGATGCCGGTGGTGAGCGCTGTCTGCCATGAAAAGAGGGAGGACAGAACCTGCTTCCATACCGGCGTGCCTTTCTTACCGGACTTTTGCAACTCGTCATATTCCTTACGGGCACGAGCCAGTTCATCAGTAAATATCGGCAGGTTGTTGGATATGGCCAGGAAGAACATCTGCGGTCCCATGGCCAAGGATGGCATTTCACGGGCCATCTGCTGGATACTGTTGTGCAGGCCGTTAAACTGGCGCTGCGCATTGGGAATATCCGGAGGCGTAACCTGTATGGATTCTGACTCCTCCTGCAACAGCTTCAGTTGACCGCGCAACTCCTCAAGCTGCTTCTCCAGCGCGTGGATCTGCGCGATATTGGCACTCTGGTCCAGATTGGGGGCAGCTGTCTCACCGACAAGGCGCAGCCTTTCCAGTTCAGCCTCCAACAGTCTGACGGTGTTACGCAATTCCAGCGCCTCACGCTCGGCTTTGTTCATGCCGGGCGTAAGGTTGTCCTTCATCAAAAATTCAACTTCTACAGGTTTGCTCATTCCAGTCTGCTTTGAAAAAATCCTACTATATCATTCGCTTCATCTTCGGCACTGGTTTCCGGTTGGGAGTCATAGTTTCCGCTACCTTGCTTTTGCCTTACATACCGCGGCGCGTCGCTCAGCATCAGTATCAGCGTCTGGTAGTTTACACCGTCCAGGATGTAATCCACACTCCAACCGGTTGCGCCGGCTATCTGCCACACGAAGCCGAAAGGGCTATGGGAACCTTCGTACCTGGTTCTTAACTCCCCTTCCTTACCTGGCTCAGCCTCGGCTTCATCGGGTTCGCCCGCGCTGCCGAGCTGATAATACGCATAAAATCCTTCGTGCCCATCAGCCGCTCAAACGTCCGGAACACGCTCATCAGATATTTCCACTCCACAAGATTCCGCAATACCCATGCCGTCAGCCCGATGCCCACGTGCCGCGCCACATAGCCCCGACATACCGTATAGGCCAGCATCCGGCTCACCGCCCGTCCGTGCTTTGCCACAAAGGCCATCTCCTCCGCCTTGTCTTTCGGCTTCCATCCGGCTTCCAGACCCAGCTTCAAGTATTCCCTGGCAAGCAACATCTGCCCGCGCAGCCGCGGCCGTCTCATCGTCATCCGCAGTTCCACCGGGTGCTTCCTGAAGGGAATATGCCACCTTTTAAGAGGAACGGACACGCCACTGTCCAGCAACGCGTCCGCGCACTCCATTTCTATCAGTTGTTCCAACCGGTCAGCCATACGTTAACTCTCTTCATTTTAAACTTGCGCCGCAGCGGCAACTTCCTCGGCCGGCAGCTTGTACTGCTTCCACTCCTCGGGCAGGGCATCCGTGTCGAACACGCCGTACGGCTGGGAACCCTCTTCCGGCATGGCCACTTCAAGCGTACACTCTATCTTGGCGGTTTCCGTCAGGGTCAACTTGCCTCCGAGATTGGAAAGCAACGTGCCGTTGGGGATGAGGACGCTCTGGCCGGATACGAGGGCGAGCTCCCACGGGCCGGCCATCAGCATGGCCGCGGTCGGAGATGTCCAGCCTACGGGATTTTTCTTTTCCGTGTCTCCGGTCTTGTAGTGTAATGTCCCGCCCAGCAACTTATGCAGGTTCGCGTAGTTCAACTGGATGACATTGAATTGGGGGGCGATGCTGCCGTTGGACTGGGGGATGACAAGTACTGGGGTTCCGGGGACTTGCTCGGCCTCTATCTTGGCAGCCTCCGGCTTCACTCCGCCCATGTCAAACGATTCCTTCTCGATGTAGCCTACAATGAAGTCTTTATACTTTACGGCACCGAGACCGTACATGAAATTCTTATTTGCCATTTCGTTTCTTGATTTTAAAGGTTATTACTATGCCGGCCAAAAGTCCGGCCGTCAATGCTGCGAATATCTTCCACCGCATGCGCGTGGGTTTCCTCTCCTCCTTCGCTTCCTCCGTCCGGCTGTCAAGGGCCGCCTTGTACTCGCCGACCTGCCGCTCGTAGTATTCCACTAACCTTTGCAGGCTGTCGCACGAAGCATATACCACGATGGTACCGGGTTCCGTGCCCTTGCTCACGTCAAGGTTCGCCCGGCCGCTTTTTGCGTGGTACGACGCGCCCGCCGGAAGGTCAAGGAGGCGGTCCGTCTTCAGGGTCAGGCTCACTTCCGACACCGGAACCGGCTCCACCGTCACAAGCCGCGTCTCGCTCACGGTGCTGTCCCTTGCCTCCGTCCGCACCGCCTCTTTCGCGGTCACGCTCCTTCGGCTGCTCGCGCAACCGGTCAAGGACAGGACAGCCGTCACGATGCTCGCAACTGTTAGCGCCGTCAAGCGCCTTCCTGAGACGGGCCATCTCGCGCGTGTTGCGGGCCAGCTCCCTCTTCGTCTCCGCAAGTTCTTCCTTGGTCTCATTGAATTCGTCTTTCAAAGGTTTCACGATATTGTCCACGAGGATGCGGGTGGCATGCTCGGCGTTGTCTATGCGCACCGTCTCGGCGTCGGCCTCCGCCCTCACCGCTTCCGCTTTCGCTTTCCTGGCGGTCGAACGCAGGGTGACGATCGTCACCACCGTGCCCACAAGCCCGCCGCCGAGGATGATGTTCAAGATTTCACTGAGTTCCATGCCACTCGCCTTTTATTGGTTTATACCTATCGATTTCAGCCACTTCTGCACATCGAAACTCGGACAGGCTTTTGCTGCCAGTTCGTTGTGCCCGATGATTCTCACTTTCGGGAACCGCTTGTGAAAATCCTTCACATAGCGTTCCAGTGCCGTACGTTGGGCGTTTGTACGCGTGTCCTTGGCTGTTTTTCCGTCTTTGGAACATCCGCCACTGTAAACCACATGACGGCTCACCGAATTATAACCGGCTGCACCGTTGGTTATCTCCCAGTCGTCCACCCAAGCGTCCTCGTTGTTGCCCGTAAGCCGCTCCACCGTCCCGTCCAAATGGATGAGGTCGGTATAGCCTACCTGCTTCCAGCCGCGTCCACCCTTGCTCACGGGGAAGGTGTGCCAGCGGCGGATGTCCGCCGCCGACACCTCACGCCCTTCCGGGGTGGCGGTGCAATGGATGACCAAATATTTCAGTTCACGCCTTGCCATACGTTACGCCGCTTGGTATCCGCTCATCATCACCACGCCGGCATCCGCTTTCTTGAACATGCAGATGAAGTAGTGGCGGAAGTTGATCTTGTTGCGCTGGTATTCCGGGTCCTTCTGGGCCTCGCTGAAATACATCTTCGTACTTCCGGTAGCCTTGAACACACGAGGCGTGTAGAAGGCGAACGAGCACTGGAACTCCCCGGCTTCGGCTGTAGAGCCGACCGCCTTCTTCTTCCCGGCGGTGGTATACACGGGGTTGTTGCCATACTCGTAAATCTGGAAGCCATACAGGTTGCCCACCTTGCCGGTATTGCGGTCGATGTTGTACTGCTCGCGGAACCGCTGGTCCACAAGGAGCAGGTCGTTCACGTGATCCGGGCACAACACCAACCTGCGGTTCCCGGAAGGCACTTTCAGCTTGTCTAAGGCACGCTTCATCTCCACGAGGTCGTTCGGGGTAAGGCGCTTGCGCCCCGTCTCTGTATCGGCCTCGCCGCTCGTCTTCAGCACGGGGGTCTTAGCCGTGTTCTCGGTCGCGCACAACGCGTGTGCAGCCTTGGCGAATTTCGCGTCATTGATGGCATTGCCGTGGCTATCCTTCACACGTGCCATCTTGTCGTAACTGATGGCGTACAACTCATCATCCGTGATAGGTGTTACCTTCGACTGGAACTTGTCAAGGGAGATGGTGATGTCCTTGTCGTCCAATGCCTGCAAGGGTATCGGGTAGGTTGTGTTGTTGATAAGCACGTCCGGATCCACGCCCACCTCTACAAGATGGATGACATCGTTGTTGACAATACTCGACTGGTCGGGCACCCCGTCCAACCACGAGCCTTCAAGTCCGCTCCGCAGGACTTTCACCAGTTCGCCCGTCCAGATTTCCGTGTAGACTCCGGCACGCAGCACGGGCGTTCCCTGACACCCCATGCCCATGAGGGCACCCACGGCATTCATGCCTATCGCGCCGGCTTCGGGCGGGAAGCCGACCGCGGCGGCAATCGTGGCTCCTGTCACCGTGTTGAACAGGAGCGCAGCTAAAAGCATTACGAATTTGCTCATTTCTGTCTTGTTTTAAAGGGTTGATACTAAATTTCGCATTCCATGCCGTACTCGGCCTTGTACAGACGCTTGTACTCGTCCGGCTGTTGTTCACGCAGTTCCAGCAGTTTGTCGCCCGGAACTTCGCTCAGCTTCTTATAAGTCACCGGGACATCCGTTTTTGCCGTCCCGTGCTGTCCGAGAACGGTGGAGAGCTTCACCTGCGGGGACATGGCCGAGAATACCGATGTCAGCTTCTCCATGCCGATTTCCTTGCCGAGACTGACGAACTCGTCTTTCTTGTCGGCTCCGATGCGTTTCTCGCCGATGGCTTTCTCCACCAGTGATGTGATGCTTGCCAGGGTCAGCGCGTCCTTCTCCTTCTGGAGCTTCGCGTTTTCCTCCTTGGCCGCTTTGAGTTCGCCGAGCTTTTCCGCTATCTCGGCGTCGGTCGCCGTCTCCGGCAAGCCCAGCTGAAGGGCAATGGCTTTCTGTTCCATTTCGCTTTTTGATTTTTGATTGTTATTACTAAGTTCCGGCAGCGGACACTCGCCGTCCCTGCCTAATGTGATTCGTTTGCCGTCCTTTTTCAGCACGAGGGCGTCATCGTTGGCGCCGATGTCCACCACCGAGACCTCGAACAGCTTGCTTTTGGTGATGGTCGGGCTGGTCTGTCCGGCCACAAGGTACGCGCCCTCCTCGCTCATCTCTATGATGTCAAGCCCGGCGCTGACCATCTTCAGGCTGCCGAACTCGAACTGCTTCTTGCACCGCCGGCTCAGCTCCGTGGCCTCGTCGAACACCAGCTCGCCGGTCACCTCGTCGTTCTCCACTTTCAAGTCCTTCACGTAGCCTATCACGTTGCCGCGCTCGTGCATGTAGAGCAGCACAGGGTTCCGGCAGTATTGCTCCACGTTCATGCCCGCCGTCAGGACCCGGGTCCCGTAGCTGTTCAGGCGGTCGTTTGAAATGCGTACTCGTTTGCTCATGACTCTGTCTTTTTGCGATTTCCGAGTGCAATATTACGGGCCAATCCGCTCACCGCCAAAAAAGTATGCAACGGTTGCACACTTCTATGAAACCGTTGCACTGTTTTTTGGCGGACACCGCGAAACACGGCAATTTTGCATCCGCGACACCGTGTATGCAGGCGTTTTCAACGCCTGCTATGTGTAACTATAAACTTTATCATATATGACAAAGGCAGAAACAGAGAAAAAGAAATCACTCGCCAGGTCACTGTACATGGCGGGCATGGAGCAGCAGGAGATCGCCGAGAAGGTGGAGGTCTCCCGCGTCACCGTTTCCAAGTGGTGTAACGCCGAGGGATGGAAGGAGGCAAGGGCAGCGAAGAACGTCACACGCCCGGAACTGGTCAACAAGCTGCTGCTCACCATCGACACGCTCATCACGCAGGTCAATGAATCAGGTGACCCGGCGCTCATCGCCGGGCTGGGCGACAAGCTGGCCAAGCTGTCGTCCGTCATCGAGAAGCTCGACAAGAAGGCGAACGTGGTCGATGCCATCGAAGTATTCATGGCGTTCTCCAAATGGATAGAGTACCGCTCGTCCATAGACCCGGAAGTGACGCCGGAACTCATCAAGGCGATCAACAAGTACCAAGACCTCTATATCACCGAACAAATGGGTATCAAATGAGAGCGGAGGGAAAATTCATTTTCACTATGCCGAGTGCAGAACACATTCGGCGTAGCCAAATGGGAATAAAGTAGCATGGCAACGGCAGCAGAGAAAAAACAGGCTTACGACAGGTGGAAGGAACACTGCAAGCGGGTCCAGTCCATCACGGACACCGCGTTGCTCGCCAGCGAGTCTCCGGCGGAACACGACAGGCGCGTCGCCCGGCTGCGTTCCAACTACGCCGCCTTCTGCGAGTATTACTTCCCGCACTTCCTAACGCTGCGCGACAAGACGACCGGCGAGGTGATACGGACGATCCACAATGCGCCGTTCCACAACGAGGCGGCACGCAAGATACGCTCCACGCCCGATCTCAAGGCGGTGTTCATGTGGCCGCGAGGACATGCCAAATCCACGCACATGGACATATTCGTCCCGCTATGGCTGATCTTCCAGCCCAAGAGACTCATCAATTTCATGGTAGTGGTAGGTCAATCGGAAGATAGTGCCACCCGTCTGCTTGGCGACATACAAGCAGAACTGGAATATAACCAGCGCATCATCGCCGACTTCGGCGAACAGCGGGCTTCAGCATCGTGGCAGAGTGGTGAGTTCAAGGCAGCGAACGGCGTGAAGTTCCTCGCCTGCGGAAGGGGACAGTCACCACGTGGTCTGCGAGATCGCGAGTCACGTCCGGACTACATCGTCATCGATGACTTGGACGATAATGAGCTTTGCCGCAATGAGAAACGAGTGCGTGACCTTACAAGCTGGGTAAAAGGAGCTCTGTTTGGTGCGCTCGACGTAGGACGCGGACGCTTCATCATGGTGGGCAACCTTATCAGCAAGACCTCCGTCCTTTTCAATATATCGCGCACGAAGGGCGTATTCCTTTCCAAGATACAAGCAGTGGACAAGAACGGGGAACCGGTATGGAAGGAAAAGTGGACAAAAGAAGAAGCACAGATATACCGTGAATTCGTAGGTTACAGGGATTGGGAAAAGGAGATGATGCACAACCCCATCGTGGACGGGACCATCTTCCGCGCGGACTGGATACGCTACAAGAGGATGCCCAAGCTCACCAAGTACGACATGCTGGTATGCTACACCGACCCGTCATTCAAGTCCACCACCTCCAACGACTACAAGGCGTGCCGCCTGTGGGGGAAACTCGGGACGGAACTGCATCTCATCGACTGTTTCGTCCGGCAAGCCACTGTGGGCGAGATGGTGCGATGGCTCTACGACCTTTACGAACGTACACGCGACACCGCGGCCATATCATTCTTCATGGAGGCGAACTTCATGCAGGATGTCATTTTGGACGAGTTCGCCGTGGAGGGCGACCTGCGCGGCTACCAGCTGCCCATCATGCCGGACAAGCGCAAGAAGCCGGACAAGCTCCAGCGCATCGAGGCGGTCAGCCCGCTATGGGAACGCGGGTTCGTTTTCTACAACGAGGCGAAGAAAGAAAACCCTGACATGAAGGTGGGCATCGAGCAGACACTGGCACTGGAGCACGGAAGCCGCATACACGATGATGCCCCGGACGCGGACGAGGGTGCGATATGGATCCTGCAACGCAACACGAGGCAGGAGAGTTTTCAACCGGTGTTCGGCAAAAGGCCGACCGCCAAAAATATATGGTAATCATGATTCAACTTATCAAACGCATCATTTTCGCCTGGCGCTTCAAGCGGGCCGTCAAGAAGGCGAACAAACTGTCCCGGCTCTTCGGGATGAAGTATTTTGTGATCAGCCTGAACGGGGGACTGAAGGTCGTACCGAAACAGACCATCCGGGAACTGGTGGCAAGACACCGTTTCCGAAAAGGCGTGACGGTCGCCGATATTGAAAAGAGAGCATTGTACATCGCGGACGGAAGGTTTAGAGCCCCTGGACAAGGGGCGGCTATAATGCAGGGATTAAAAAAATCATAAGGATATGTTCATAACGGAAGAGGATTACAAGGTGGTTGTCGGGGATACGGCACTGAAGGTCATCTCGCAGGTCAGTGCGAAAAACCGGACGAACGCCGAGACGGAGGCAAGGGAGGAGATTTCCGGCTACCTCCGACCGAAATACGACTGCGAGGCGGTGTTCACCGCGGAGGGTGACGGCAGGAACCGGCTCGTCGTCATGTACACCTGCGACATCGCGCTATACCACATGAGCGCCTCCCAGCCGCAGAAGATGGGTGCGGAAATACGTGAGGAACGCTACAAACGGGCCATCGAATGGCTGGAGGGAGTACAGGCGGGAAAGATAATCCCGGATCTCCCGCTTGCCGTGGACGGGGACGGAACTCCGACCGGGGACACGTTCGTGTACAGTTCTCAGAAGAAACTCAGGCATAACTGGTAAGACTATGGATATAAGGAATTTTTTCAGCGGCATGTTCCCGCGAAAGTCGCGGGACATGCTGCACACGCCACACGGGGACTTCAACCTCGCAAAGGAGGAAGACCGCAAGCGCATACGGAAAATGGTCATCGAACTGCAGCGCACGACAGACGCGCTTACCCGGAAGGACATCAAGGACTGGCGCGATGCCTGGCAAATGGCCATCAACGTGGACAGCCCCAACCGCCAGCGGCTCTATGACATATACCGGGATGTGGAAATCGACCTGCACCTCTCCGGCTGCGTCGAGCAACGCAAAGGGTTCGTCATGGCCAAGTCGTTCAAGATAGTGGACGAAAAAGGGGACGAGGACGGGGAGGCGCTGCACTACTTCGACCAGTCCTGGTTCAAGCAGTTGCTGCGCTATGCCCTGGAGGCGAACTTCTGGGGGCACTCGCTCATCGAACTGGGCGAACTCACCACCGATGGCGACGGGTGCCTCTGCTACTCGGATGTCACCCTGCTGCCACGAAAGCACGTCATCCCGGAATACGGGCGGGTCATCACCGACCTCGGGCAGGACTGGACGACAGGCATCCCTTACCGGGAAGCCCCGTTCACCGACTGGCTCATCGAGGCCGGACGACCGGACAGCCTCGGCCTCTACCTCAAGGCCGCCACGCAAACCATACCCAAGAAGAACATGCTGGCGTTCTGGGACACTTTCGGGGAGATTTTCGGGATGCCCATGCGCATCGCACGGACCACCTCACGGGACAAGAAGGAGATAGACCGCCTCGACCGTATGCTGAGGGAAGCCGGGGCGAGCCTGTCGATGGTCGCCGGGCAGGACACGGAAATCGAGTTCGTGGAGAGCGGGAAGGGGGATGCCTATAACGTGTACGACAAGCGCATAGACCGGGCGAACTCGGAGCTGTCCAAGCTCGTCATCGGGCAGACCATGACCATCGAGGACGGCAGCAGCCTCTCGCAGTCTGAAACGCACCTCGAGGTGTTCCAGAACCTCGTGGAGAGCGACTGCGACATGCTGCGCGACATCGTGAACAACCAGCTCATCCCGCGCATGGTCCGCCACGGCTTCCCGGTCAAGGGGCTGCGCTTCGAGTGGGACAATGCGGTGGACTACACGCCGGAGCAGCAGAAGGCTTACGAGGAGATGGTGCTGCAGCACTACAAGGTCCAGCCACGGTATTTCGAGGACAAGTACGGCATGCCCTGTGAGGAGAAGCCGGAATCGGCCATGCTGCCAAGCAATAGTGACAATAATGACACCGCCCCAAACAGGTCCGATGATAAAATCGGTGACAATAAGGAGAAAAAGAAAATCAAGGAAACGAGACTCCAATTGCCCGATGGTCACGAACGAGTTATTTTAGAGGGAAAGAGCAACACTATTATTCTCGAACTTGACCATTCTCAACCTACACGTTTTTTCGACTGAGCCCCGATGACTATTCGGGGCTGCACCAACGTTATGCCGCATGGTTGGGAACTGCGCAGCATCCGCTAATTCTCTCCAAAGAGCGCGAGGAAGAGATTCGCAAGGAACTCTCCTCGCTCTTCGACGGCATGATGCGGACGCTCTATTCCCTCAAAGGGTCGGAGTTCCGCATCGAGATACTGGCCAAGCCCAAAGTGCAGGAGTTCATCGAAGCCCACGCCGGGGTGTTGGATTCGGGATTCTCCCAGGTGGAGATGTCCGGGGCCATGCGCCGCCGCCTCACACGTTCCGACTACATATTCTCCGGCATGAAGACGTTTCATGAGCTGAACGAGGCGTTCCCGTCCCTGTTGGATGAGAACGGCAATAGAAAGCCGTTCGAACGCTTTTTGAACGATGTCCGCAAGATTGACGAAACATATAATTCCAACTATCTCCGGGCGGAGTACAACTTCGTACACTCCTCGGCTGAAATGGCTGCCAAGTGGGAACGGTTCATGGAGGATGGCGACCGCTACAATCTCCAGTACCGCACGGCCGCCGACGGCAAGGTGCGCCCGGAACACGCGGCACTGCACAATGTCACGCTCCCCATGAGTGACCCGTTCTGGGAGGAGTACTACCCGCCGAACGGGTGGAACTGCCGCTGCACCGTGGTACAGGTGCGCAAGTCAAAGTATCCGGAAACGCCGCACGACGAGGCGATGGCACTCGGCGAGGAAGCCCTGCAACGGGATGCAAAGGGCATATTCCACTTCAATGCCGGGAAAGAGCAAAAGACCGTGCCGGACTACAACCCCTACACCATACGCCGCTGCCGGGACTGCGACATCGCCAAGGGAAAGCTGAAGCTGGCTTTCGTGCCGGACAACGAACTGTGTGCGGCTTGCAAGTTGTTGAACCGGTGCGCCGGGGACAGGACGAAGACACGGCGGACCATCGAGCGCACCCATTACCTGCACGAGATGGAGCCCCTGCTGAAGAAGTCCGTGATGAAAACCGCCGGGAACAAGAATCTGAACGTCGGATTCACGAAATACGGGAACAGCCACTTGTTTTCCGACACGTTCGGACGGTCGAGCGTACTGTCAAAGGAGGATCTGAAAGATTTGGAGGATGTACTGGAGAAAGCCTCGTTCATGGAGGACGCACCGCTGACACACCCGAGAACGGACGACATCGAACATTTCTACTATTTCAAAGCACAAATAAGGAAACAATGGGTGAGACTGAACGTGGCAAAACAGGTTTATCACAGACCAAACGGACAAATTGAGACCCGATATTTCATGTATTCGATCAACGACATATAAAAAACGGAGCATCAAGAGCGGCTATTAGGTCTCAATTGCCAGTACGCCATTCTCTCGAAACTCCGTGTGCAAAGGTAACAACAAATTTTCAAACTCAATCATCATGGACAAGGAAATTTCAACCGTAACACTACTCCACATAGTAAAAACAGAACGCCGATGCAGAAAATGGCCGGGCAGAATGTGGCAGCAAATCCGTACAGCTTTGGGAATACTGCTGATTCGGTACGACACTTCCCGGTTTTCCGGTACTGCTCTGCCTGAATCTTCACTAATCTGTCAAGAACTCGGTAATATTGCCACATGCAATAGATTCCGGAAAGCAGACACAGAAATAGTGAGGTCGCTCCGAGAACTATCGCCCAACGAAACAGAGGAGACGCTGACGCTCCTACACCGAAAACGGCAAGTATGCCGAGCAGTGTTGAGGACAACATGGTCAGATGCCGATGCAGTGACTCGAGTGTCTGCGCCCTCCTGTTTGTTAATTCGGTTATTATCTTCAGGGACTTTTCAAATTCATTTGCCATGATTTCCTCTTCCAGACCCATAAAATCAAATATTGCTGTTTTTGCCTGCAAAGATACGGCATTTCCGGCATTTTACGCGCGATTGCGGCGTTTTATGAGTACCTTTGTACCCGAAAGGTGGAGCCTCCCAATAGGCCGTGTGGTCTATCGCGGGTACAACAATGCGAATGCGAATGGCGGTGTGTCGAATGCGAATGCGAACAACGATGCTTCGAACACGAACACGAATGTCGGCTCGCGTCTGGAAAACCAAAGCAAACGAGCGCAGAGGCAAGCTCGCTTGGCTATGCCGAGTGCAGCTTGGTTTCACGCCCGTAAATCAAACAATCGGCGTACAGCACGGGGGACGTGTCCCCGGAGCGGTGCCGAGGGAGGCAAGCCCCAGCAACAGCATCCTCACGGGTGGAAAGCTGAAAAATCACGCGTCGGGTGGAGTTTGGTAGGACGGCAACGTCTCGAAGAAGTCAGGCCCGGAGGAAGGAAGGCCTTTATCTTCCATTATTAAACCAATGACCGAAGCCTATGCGCAGAGAAGGACATATCATGGAGGAGGTTATCGAATACCACAACATATCAGGGGCATTCGATACCGTGCTGCGTGGCTCCAAACGGAAGAGGTCACGGCAGGGGCGGTACCTGCTTGAACATAGGGAAGAGGTCATTGCGGAACTTACAGCCGCCCTGGCAGACGGCTCTTTCAAGCTTGGAGGATATCACGAGAGGGACATCGAGGAATACGGCAAGAAACGCCGGCTCCAGATACTCTCCATGAAAGATCGCATCGCGGTGTTCGCCGTGATGAACGTCGTGGACAGGCACCTGCAGAAACGGTACATCCGGACAACGGGGGCGAGCATCAAGGGTCGCGGCACGCACGACCTGATGAAGTGCATACGCGCGGACATGGCGGATGACCCGGAGGGCACGCGGTACGCCTACAAGTTCGACATCCTGCGCTTCTATAACAACGCGCGCCAGGACTTCGTCATGTGGTGCTTCCGCAGGGTGTTCAAGGACGGAATACTGCTGACCATACTCGGCAGATTAGTCACCATGCTGCCGGAGGGCATCAGTTTCGGGCTGCGGAGTTCCCAAGGGGCGGGCAACCTGCTCCTGTCTGTATTTTTAGACCATTATTTGAAAGACAAGTACGGGGTCTGTCATTACTACCGCTATTGCGATGACGGCCTGGTACTCGGTAGAACGAAAGCGGAACTGTGGACGGTTCGTGACATCATCCACGGGCAGATGAAAGAGATAGATCTGGAAGTCAAACCCAACGAAAGGGTGTTCCCCATAGAGGAGGGTATCGACTTTCTCGGCTATGTCATCCATCCTGACTATGTAAGGCTGCGCAAGCGCGTCAAGCAGAAATTCGCCCGGAAGATGCACGAGGTGAAATCGAGAAGAAGGCGGCGTGAACTGGTAGCGTCCTTTTACGGGATGGCAAAGCACGCCGACTGCAACAAGTTGTTTAACAAATTAACAGGCAAAGAAATGAGATCATTTAAGGATTTGAATGTCGCTTACAAGCCCGAGGACGGCAAGAAGCGATTTCCCGGAACCGTGGTAAGCATCCGGGAACTGGTGAACCTGCCCATCGTGGTAAAGGACTTCGAGACGGGTATCAAGACAGACCAGGGCGATGACCGCTGCATCGTGGCCATCGAGATGAACGGCGAGCCGAAGAAGTTTTTCACCAACAGCGAGGAGATGAAGAATATACTCGCGCAAATTAACGAAATGCCGGACGGTTTCCCTTTCGAGACCACCATCAAAACGGAAACTTTCGGAAAAGGTAGAACCAAATACATTTTCACATGAGAAGGGTGGAAGGAAACGCGGGGGTAAGGCTGCTGGAATGCACGAACCCCGTAAAGGACAAATGGCGCGTCCGTTGGGACGTGCAAGCGAGGGAGGACGGCTCCGCCTCCTACATGGAAGAAGAATTCGGGCACAAGCCGACCGATGAGGAGATACGCTCCACGGTCATGGCGTGGTACAACAGCCGGACCGATGCGACCATCCTCTCCGGGTTCCAATACGATGACATGCCGGTATGGCTGTCTGGCGAGAACCAGTTCAACTACAAGTCGGCATACGACCTCGCCGTGCAGACCGGCGGCGCCACGCTCCCCGTAACGTTCAAGTTCGGGACGGACACACAGCCGATCTACCGCACGTTCGAGACGCTGGAGCAACTGACCGACTTCTACACGAAAGCCATGAGCCACATCCAATCAACACTCGCCGACGGCTGGAAGAAGAAAGACGCTTTCGACTTGGAAGGATACCGGGTTGGATAGCTGAAGGAATCCCGTTCGGGGGAGGGATAGAAAAAAGCCCCCGGCCTGTTTAAATAGTCGTCTCACTTACTATTAAACCAAAACACCTACTCGGCGCACGACCGGGGGCATATACCCTCGTCGCACCGAGCAGGTGTTTTTTTGGCGCACTATCAAGTGCAATAATAAGTGAGACGATGCAAAAGTACAAAAATTATTGGAAATGAAAGTGATTGAGATATTGAAATTGAACAGGGAACTGCTAAAAATATGCCGGGACGTGGGTATCCGGCTGGATGACGTGCAATATATCGAGCTGTACAACGACTATAACAGGCTGCTTGCCGCCGGTGAGAAAGTCTCTTATATCGTGGCGGTACTGGCAGAACGTTATGCTGTCAGCGAGCGGAAAGTTTACGCGCTGATCAAACGGCTGCGGGCGGACTGCAACCTGTGTGCAGTGTAAATGGCGTACCGTCCCATTGGGGCGGCCACGCCACACACTACCTTTGTGCCGTAACAAAAAAACGGCACATCATGAACAAATATTACCAAATCTTAGGCAGGGTGCTCGCCTCCGGAAAGACACAGTCGAACAGGAAAGGGAACATCCGCTACCTCCTGAACGAGCGGCTCACGCTCACCCCTGCCGACCTCCTCGACATCTTCGAGGGGCATCCCATAGCGCGGAAAAAGCTCAAGGACGAGCTGCAGCTCTTCATGCAGGGAGAACGAAACGTGGAGAAATACCGCGAGGCGGGCATCAACTGGTGGGACTACTGCGGTTCCATACTCGTGAACAGCTACCCGACATACCTTGAGAAACTGCCGCCGCTCATCGAACGGATCAACAGGGAAAAACGCAGCAGCAAGAACTACGTGCTCTTCCTCGGCTCCACCGACGCGGAGAGCAACCAGGCACCGTGCCTGAGCCTCGTGCAGTTCCAGATCGAGCAGGGGGAACTGGTGATGACGGCATACCAGCGGAGCAGCGATGCCAACCTCGGGCTGCCGGCGGACATATACCATCTCTACCTCATGTCCCGGCAAATAGAGCTGCCGCTGAAGTCCATCACGCTCAACCTCGGGAACGTGCATATCTACGAGAACAATATCAGCCGGACGGAGCAGCTGCTTGCCGGGAACGACAACATCAAATTCGAGCTGAACGTATGAAGAGGAAAATGTACCTGTCCGCCCCGCTCCCGTTCGTCGGGCAGAAGCGAATGTTCGCCAGGGAGTTCATAAAGGTATTGGGGCAGTTCCCGGAAAACACGGTGTTCGTGGACCTGTTCGGCGGTTCTGGCCTGTTGTCGCACATCGCGAAATGCCAAAAGCCGGACGCCACCGTGGTGTACAACGATTTTGACAACTACCGCCGCCGGATGGCGCATATCCCGCAGACGAACCGCCTGATTGCCGACATACGCGGGATGGTCGGGGATGCCGTGCCGCGACACCGGCCAATCACCGGGGAACTGCGCGAGCACATATTCTGGCGCATCGAGCAGGAGGAACGGACGGTCGGGTATGTCGATTTTATCACGCTCTCCTCCTCGCTCATGTTCTCCATGAAGTACAAGCTGTGCGTCACGGAGATGCGCAAGGAGGCGCTTTACAACAATATACGCAAGTCGGACTACCCGGAATGCGCAGACTATCTGGACGGGCTGGAAATCGTGTCGTGCGACTACAAGGAGGTGTTCGGGAAATACAAGGACACGCCGGGCGTGGTATTTCTCGTGGACCCGCCGTACCTGTCCACGGATGTGGGGACATATAACATGTACTGGCGCATATCGGACTACCTCGACGTGCTGAACGTGCTTGCCGGACACTCTTTCGTCTATTTCACCTCGAACAAGTCATCCATCCTCGAGCTGTGTGAATGGATAGGTCGAAACCGGGACATCGGAAACCCCTTCGAGAAATGCGCACGGGTGGAATTTAACGCCCACATGAACTACAACGCGTCATACACCGACATGATGCTTTACAAGAAAGAGGCCGTCTGACGGCGTTTCTTTGCCCTCTGTTGGGACAAAAAGTCCCCGGCGGACAAGTTACCGCCGGGGGCTTCCCTGTCTGAACAGGGGCGATTATTACAGCCGCTTGATCGCCACGCACGAATACACCTCGATGTTCTCCACGATCTCCTCGTGGTTGTGGTTCGTCTGGCTTTCCACAAGGTCGAACACCTTGAAAGTCTCGCCCTCCATGCACGTGAGCCGTGCATGGATCAGTTCCGGCAAGTCGAACACCTCTAATGCCTCTTCCTTCAGCAGGCTTCCCTCGCTCGCCGCGCCTTTCCAATCCGTGACGACGTGCAGCTTCACTTCGGGCTCGGCACGGTATTCCACGCCGCTCACTATCGCTTTCCACCGTATCGGGCAGAACTCCACGAACACCGCCGGGCGTTCCCAGTTCTCCTCCTGCTCGATGAACTCCACGTTGTGGTTCCACAGGTCGATGTGCCTGATGATACCTCCACCGACCTTTTTCAGCTCCTCGCAGAGCAAATTGTACAGTTCCTTTCTCATTTTCGTCTGATTTTCAATTGTCGTGCCAGCGAGCACAAAGCCAAACTCGTTTGAGCTTTGCCGAGTGCAGCCGACAATCACCGTCTTTTGACGGTAAATTCCACGTTAAAATATTCCGTTATATTCTCTTCTATGATTTCCCGGACCGCCTGTTCCACTTCGGGAGAAGTGCCGAGAAACTGACGGCGGGGTATCTTGATCGTGCTGCCTTCCTTCTTCAACGCCATGAACTTCCAGAACTCCGCCTCGGTGGTCAGCTGCACGGTGCGCCTGTCCTTACGCCGAGTTCCGTCCTTCCTGCGCCCGAAAGAGCCGGTAGCCTCGTAGTACTTGTGCCAGAAGTAACGCTTCATCTTCCTCGTCACCTTGATTTCACCGCCATCGTTGTGGATGGCTGCGTAGGGCAAGGTGGTGTAGAAAACGATGCTGTTCTCCGTCATCCGGCTGCCGATACTCTTGCGAAGTGCGCCGGTGTCCATCAGGATGGAGCCGCCCGGACGGGTCGGGCTCTTGCGCCGAGCCCATGCCTCGGAGAAGAAAGCCTGCCGCTCGAAGTTACGGTCGAACTCGTCGCCCATCTCCACCTGGATATCCTTCAGTATCCTCCGGATGATTTTCCGCACGTCATTGTTCATAAGCCTGTCATTCATAAGTCCTCGTCATTAAAGAGTAAAAGCTGGCGGATGTCGTCATCGTCAGCTATCCTGTTCTTCTCCTCGGCGCTCGCGTTAAGGATGTTGTAGAAAGTACGCTCGGTAACGCCGTAAACGGGGTATATGAACCGGCGCCATATCTCGCGGTTGGGTATCCCGCGCCTGACTTCCCGGTCATATATCCTGTTTATCTCCTCCACACGTTTCTTGTAACTTACTCCGCGCCGTTTCGCCATCTGTTATTCCTCCTGTATCTTGGGGTGGTAAGGCCGGATGTCCAGCTCTATGTTCGCGCTCACCGTCACTCGCCCGCTGCCTCCGCACTGCGGGCAGGTCGTCTCTACCGTTTCCGTCTTTTTCCTGCCGAAAAGACGGGAGGAATGCTCCACCGTTTCATGAACGGTGCCCGTGCCGTGGCAGGCACGGCACAGGGCTATCTTCGGGTCTTTTGTCACGTTCCGTTTCATGCCGCATCCTCCTTCTTCGGTTCGACATAGAACGTCTCGTCCTGAGACACCGAGATGCCGCACTTGGCCATCTGCTCGTACATGGACTTGCCCGGTCCAAGCGGATTACCGGATTCCAATACCTGACCGTCGCGATCGGCAAGCAGCTTGTCTTTGGCTATCTCCTCCGTCTGGCGGATATAGCCGGGCAGGAATTCCTTCACTAACTGCAACGCGCTCGCCCAGGTAAAACCTTTCAGGGTTTTCAACTTCGGTGTGCCGGTGCGGAAACCGATGACGCCGTGCGCCATCTCCAGGCTCTTCTTCTTGCTGAACAGCTCCGCCTGGTTCTCGGTGGCGTAGGCCTGCAGGGTGTCGAAGGCTTTCTCCTTCTCGCCCTCAAGCTCGGCCAGCCTGTTAGCGTACTTCTCGCGGATCTTCGCGCACTGCAGCTCGATGTCCGCCGTGATTTTCGCACTCTGCGCGTCTGCCTTCGCATAGCTTGCAAACGCTTCATCGGCGGCCTCTCGGGTCACGCCGGTGATGATTACTTTCTTTTCTCTTTTTGCCATTGTGGTAAAATTTTTGATGGTTATTAATCGGGTTGGTTATTCTTCCTCGTAATCCTGCATTTCGGGTTCCTGATCCGTCAGGCAGGCCTCGCTCTGGGCGTATGCCCAGTCCGCCAGCCGGTCGAAGAACCCGGTGGCCTCTTCCATCGTCATGCCAAGGGTGGCTTCCCGCGCCCATCTTGTCAGCACGTCCAGTGCCCGTTCCTGTCTGTCTTTCATGCCTCGCCTCCTTTCCCGAAATTCAACAGCAGGTAGCCGACCGTAGGACGTGAAGCCGGTTCCGGTGTTTTCTTCGGCTTCAACCCGCCCTTGCGCTGTATGCTCCGCAACTTCACGGCAAGCTGCTCCAGTTCCTCCGTGGTGATCCGGGCGAAAGGCTTGCCCGCTATCCGGGGATGGCGGCAGAAGTCATTAACGCATGCCCAGTCGGAGGTGTCGATGCCTAACTTCTGCATCAGATTCAGGCAAACGCTGCGCTGCCGGCGAAGTTCATCACGCAGTTTCTGCCGCCATTCGTCCTGACCGGACAACTTCTCCAAGGTGGCGCAACACGCTTCATATTCCTTCCGGGTCATCTCCCGGAGGCTGTCGGTGCGGTTCCACGTGTACTGCATCACGATGCTCTTCTTGAACTCTTCCCGGTCGCCGTCATACGGTAGCTTGTTGAACGAGGTATAAAACCGGGCGAAATTCGTCACTTCCTGTGCCATAATCGTTCGTTTTAATATTATTCGAACAACACTTTGATACCGCACGAGCTGGCCACGTCAAGCTCCAGCTTCGCGCCTTTGCTCAATTCCCAGTCACGCAGCATATAGATATACTGGCAGTCCAGCAACAGGGCGATATCCGCCCTCATGTGCTCTCTCCAGTGCGCCTCGTCCGGCAATCCGTTCTTGAACGGGTTGACCGGCTCGAACCCCTTCAGGCTCAAGTAACGCTCCGCGTTCAAAAACGCGTTCCTCCGCTCCTCCAAATCATAATGGGCTATCGCCCCGCTGATGTAAACTTTTTCTTTGTCCATCGTTTCACTTTTTTTAGATTGTACATGCCTTCTATATCTCTCCGGCAATACCACCGCCCAGTTGCATGTCCGGCAGCACTCGCCCTCTTCTTTTACCGGAAAGGGACTGTTGCCCGGTTCCGTGAATTTCTTGCCGCAAATGCAGCAGGTCTTTGTCTCTTTGTTTTCCATATCGTCACGTTATTTCAAATTGTACCTTGAAGCCATACTCCTCGCAAAGCCGCCGTATTTGCACCACGTTCAACGGAACGCCACCGTAAGGATAGAATATCGTCCGCTCCTTGGTGGAGCACCGCACACCTTTCCGGCGCAGCTTGTACAGGATGTTCTTTTGCCTCATTTTTCGCTTGTCCATGATTACAGGTTGTTGCTCGTTTGAATGATTCCTTCTTCCCATACCACGTAATAGCTTCCGGCCTCGCCGATGGCACGTCCTTGGCAGTATGCCTTGTAACCTACCACACGTACCTTCATGTCCGCAAGATACTTCGTCTTCATCGCGGGCTTGCCCATCGGCTGGCTCTTGTACTCCATACTCACGAAGATGAAGCACTTTTTCGGAAACAGGACGGTCACGAGTTCCTCTATCTGTTTGTAGTCCCATTCGGCACGTTGGACGGAATCCACAACCACGAACTTGGGACTTTTCGGACGCTTCAACCTCTCTATCACCTCCTCGTAGGTTTCTCCGGCCACAACGCGGAACCGACCTTGTACCTCGTTCATCTTCAGATACCCCATGCGTCGCTGGAAGCTCTGGCTCACGCCCTCCTCGTAGCTCAGGTACAGTACCGTCCCGTAGTTGCAGAGTTCCTTGCCTAACTGCATCACGAAGCTGCTCTTGCCGCTGGCGCTGGCCCCGCTGATGAACCACGAGGCGTTCTCCGCAGGAAAGCCGAACGGCTTGCTCCACTTCTCGCCCCAGGGCAGGGTCTTCCATTTCTTGGCCGCTATGTCGCGCGGCGTTAATGCACGCTTCATGGTCTTTTCTTTTGAAGTTCTGAAATCAACGCATCAGCCATTTCCACAGCCTGTTTAGCACACGCCACCGCCAAACTGTACTCTCCAATGGAAAAACCTGCGCTCAATAAGTCTACCGCCGTTTGTATAGAGGATGATGCCAATACATCCTTGGCTATCTCATATCTGCGCTGTTCCCAATCAATCTCGTTTGCTTTCTTCATTTCGCGGTGGATACCGATAACGGCATCCATCGCCTGCATCTCTATCTTCGTCATCATTGCGCTGTCATTTTAAGTTTCTCTATCTCTGTATATACTCGCCGCAGCCCGCCACGTGTCTTGCGCACGATCTGTGCAATGTCCGTCCCTTCCGGGGCGTTCACCTTAGCCACGATACGTGCCTGCGTGTTCAGGAAAGCCTCACGTTCCCTGCCGTCATCCGGGGTGACCTTGCTGTAACGGTCGCCGTAACGACTCAGCATCTCGGTATAGCCTACCTTCTTGCACTCGACAGAGCGGTTTATCTTCTCCTTCAGCCCGTCCGCGCCCATCATGTACCAGGCGCAACAACGTTCCGTGGCGTTCCACAGGGCTTTCAGCTCGAGGAAAGCCTCGTACTGCAGGTCGCCGGCCTCGTCAAGGATGACGAGCGGCGTATCCATCGAACGGAGGTAATAAACCAGGTCATCGTACACGTCGTTATACCGGCCACGGCTGTTCACGCCGAATTCGGCGGCGATTTTCCGTACCAGCTTCAGTTTGGTCTTCACCTGCGAGCAATCGATATACACGGCATTCCTGTGGTTCTGCACGTAGTACCGTGCCGTGAATGTCTTGCCGATGTTCGGAATGTCGCACAAGATGGCCGACAGGCCCGACTGCTGTGAGAACTCCAGCTGGGCGGTGATGTACTCGAAGGTGGCGGTCTTGGCGGCCTTCCACTCCATGTCGGCACGGAGGCTCACGCCCAGCCGCCTTGCGATACTTATCCAGTTGGCATCGCTCAGGGCCTTGTCCGTCTGTCCGTTCTTCACGGCACTGTACACCGAGGTGCTGATGCCGAGGGAGGCGGCGTGTTTCGCGTCGCTCGGGTAGTTCGCACGGTTGGCGGCCACCGCTCCCAGAATTTTCTTTTTTTGCGCTTCTGTAATCATAGTTCAAACGCTGTTTTAATGTTATTCTAATCGTATTCTTACATATCCGCGATGCCTCGCAAAGCCTCGCTCGCCATAGGTTGCCACTCGTAGGCCTCATCCGGCTCGTCCTGTTTCGCCGCCGGGGGCAATACGGGGCTTTCCGCGGCCGTTCCCTCCTCCGGTCGTATGATTGCCGTACCGACCCGGTCGATGGCGTTGTCGCGGACGTATCTGCCGAAACGGCTTATCTTTTTCTGCTGCTCGATATAGTTCACCACATCCTCCTCGGTCTGTTCGGCCAGCACCCTGTTGTAGGTTTCCACCTTCTCCACCTTGTCGATGAAGCGGTCGCCTTGGAATATGTACACGTCCGTGGGCTTGCCTTCCTCGTCAGGCAGGTAGTAGGCCGTCACCTTGTAGTCGTTCGGCTGCAGGCGTTCCAGCACCGACGTGTCGCTCAGCCACCAGTCCTCGTAGGCCACCCGCACCGTCGAGTTGCGCCGTATGCTGGTCTCCACACGCTCGCCGATGAAGCGGCTCAGCGTGAGCTTGTCGTACTTGCGCAGGGTCGGGTTGATGTTCGCCATCAGCACTTGCCAGCGGGTCATGCCCGGATATTTTTTCTGGTTCGGGTGCAGCGTGTGGTTCCACTCTGCGCTGTCCCGGCGGTCATCGGCCACCAACTGCTCGAAGCTGAAATACTCCAGGTCCTCGTAGGTGTCGTTCTGCTCGTCGCTGACTTTCCTGTATTCCGTGCGCCACTTGCCCTTGCCGAAGAAACGTCCGATGCCGGTGTGGTTCTTGTGGATTATGCTGCGCTTCTTCGCGCCGTTCAGAGGCTCGGCATATTTCTCCTGTGAATTCTGAGGGGCGCAGAAGTGGACGAAGTTGAAAGCGACCCCGGCCTGCAGGAAGCCCTCCTTGTACTCGCTCATCAGGTGGTTCTCCACCTCTATGCCGGCAGGAATTCCCCAGCCGTTGCGCTCGATGAGCCGGAACATGTCGCGGAAACACTCTACCACAAGCATCTGGTCTTTCTTGCGCCCGTAGCTGGCACCGATCACGCATTGGCTCACCACGTCGTAGGCGTAATAGGCATGTACCCGTTGTTTGGTATCTTTCAGCTTGCGTGTCAGGTCCACGTCGTCCATCGTGATCTGCGACAGGGAGAATTCCCCGTTATGGCGGTGGACGTGCGGCATCTGCTCGTGCATGAACGTGGTATGGCCCATCAGGGCGTGCTCTACCAGCAGCTTGTTGCTCGGCTTGTTCAGCACATTTCTAATGGTACTCTCGCTCAGTTCTTTCGGGTCGCCGTTCTTGTCGGTGAAGTCATCGGGATTATAAACCTCGCCGGTACTCAGGTCATACACGTCAAGCTCCCCGCACACAAAGGACATATACATCTCATGCACATTGCTGTTAAACGGTTTGTTAGGAAGGACAGCGATACTGCATATCAGCCGCTCGGTCTTGTGGTCAACCTTCCTAGCTATCTGGTTGCCGAACTTGCCGCTGATAAGGCACTCGTAGCCGTACTGCCTGTACTCGTTCACCTTCTTGCGGAAGCGCAGGGTGCTTGCCGGCAGGTCATGACCGAACTCCTCGCGCAGCGTCTCGATGGCCGTCGCCATCATGTCCCAGTTGTATTTCTCGCCCATCAGCTTGCGGTAGTCACGGCTGCGTTCGTACAGCCTGATACAGGTGTTCAGCACCGAGGCGTTCACGGCATACTTCTTGGCAAGATCGGCGGTGGCCTTGTCGCTGTGCTGACGGGCAGCCCAGTCCATAAAATAAGCTACAGCGGACTGGTCAAGCTCGTAGTTTGACAATATCCAGCCGCGCAGAAGCACGGCATTGCCGCCGGGATAGGTCTCTTCGACTTTTTCCTTGTAAGCGGAAGGCAGGCTGTCAACAGCAACCAAGGCATATTGCATCGGACCACCGCCACGACGCACCACATCGATGCGCCCGCGGGCGGACAGCTGCTTGTAGTTCGGCAGGGTCATAATGCCGCCGTCCACAAGCTCACGTGCCGATATGCAAAGTTTGTTGCCGTAATACTCCATCACACGCCTCCTTATCTCAAATCCCGTGCAAGCGAACGCGATGAAACCTGTTTCAATGGCTGGGCGCAGCCGGCATTCGGCTTGCCCAATGCCAACGCCCAGTTTTGAATGCTTGGTATGTTGCTTACCACCACGTTCTCATAGCGACGCACCTTCTCGCCCTTGTGGAACACGTCACAACCGCCGTCCTCGAAAGAGAATTCCAGCAACGTGTCGTTCGGCAGGTACTGACGCATGTAACCATCGGCGTCGAACAAGGTTTCCGCTTCCGGTGCCACGACCATCACGATGCCGCCACGGTCCATCGCCAGCTTGCGGATTTTCTTGGCCAAGTCGGTACCGCCACGGCGGTCATCGAACCGGATGGCGTTGAACACGCTGCGCTCGGTAATGCCAAACGCCTTTGCGATAAACTCTCGGTCTTCTTTCTGAATGTGAATGTACTTCTTCATTGCTCACTCATTTTTAGTTGTTAATATCTTTGTGGAGCGCCGGGAATCGAACCCGGATGGCCGCAGCCATGCAGTCCGTGCCGCCCCTGTCACATCACTTCGAGGCCTCGACTGCTGATATGATATATTTCTTGTCCTCATCCCAGAGCGGCAGGTCCATGCACAGCTTCATCAGCGTCACCTCTCGCTGCCCGATAAGTTTTACCGCCTCCCTGTAAAAATCGGTATCCTCGTAAGCGCAAGCCTTACCGATAAGAAACTCGGCGAGTTCCCGCTTCCCGTCTTTCACTGTCTTCTTCAGTAGGCTAAGCTCGGCTTCCACCGCACCGACATGCTGCTCGATCTCCTTCAGGCACTGACGCAACTCTATATGGTCATTGGCGCCATCGTAGGCGCACATCGCCCGCATCTCCTTGCAGAACTCGGCCTTGCCCATATTCCCGGCTGCCATGTAAAGTTCCTCCACCAACCTGTAATCCTCGGCTGAAATCAGCCTTCCTGTAAGCTCTTCAAATTCTTTCTTTTCCATTGTCTCACTTGTTTTATTGTTGTTACTCTGCATTTTCCACTCTGAAAGGAAAGTTCTTATCTGTAAGCACTCGCTTTACAAACCCCAAATCATGTTTGTCTACAGGAAAGAACACGGCACGAAAACCGAAACAAGGGTATGATTTTATGGCCGTCTCCCTCAACATTTTCCTTGCTAACTCGTAAAGATTTCCTGCTGTCTCAGTTGTCGCTTGCGCTATAATCACTTTTGCCTTCATTGCCTCACTTGTTTTTTGTTGTTAATACTCTTTGATTATCGGTTTCAGGCTGCAACCGTAGCAGGTTGTCAGACGGTAGACCATGTTCTCCACGTAGGATTCAGGAGCGCTGAACACGACGCCGTCCTCCTCATTGTAGCGGAATGAAACTCCGTCCGACATCAGCACGAACGCAACCTTGTGTTTCACGCTCTGGGTTTTCCATTCTTTAATCTCGTCGTTCATTTTCTTTAAGTGCTAAAATTCGTTATTCTCAGCCTTTTTGAGTATCTTTGGCCGCTTGTTCTTCATTGAACACGTCGCAAAGATACAAAACATTTCGCCACAATGCAAGGAAAAGAACAAAATATATCGCCAATAAAACAAAGAATTTTGTTATTTGCTGCTTCTTTAGGGATTAGCAAGCGGGATTTCTACACTAAAATCAGGGTTTCAAGGGGTACATTAGAAAGTAAAACGGGTATCACCGAGGATGTAATTACAAAATTTTTCGCCACCTATCCAGAAGTAAATATTGAATGGTTAATGACGGGTAGGGGAGAGATGTTTAATAAAGAACCTAAGGTATCCTCCAAACAGCAACCGACTATCGCTGATGAGCGACCGGTAGCTTCCCCCGCCACACGGCCGGGCGATGGCATTCCTCTTATTCCCATAGAAGCGATGGCCGGCGCACTTACCGGCGAACAAACCGTCCTTGAATATGAGTGCGAGCGTTACGTTGTGCCGGTATTCAAAGGCGCAGACTTCCTGATTCCTGTGAAAGGTTCAAGCATGTACCCTAAATACAGTTCCGGGGATATTGTGGCATGTCAGCGTGTGCCCATGTCAGAGTTGTTTTTCCAATGGAATAAAGTATATGTCATTGACACCAATCAAGGGGCACTCATCAAACGCATCAAACCGGGAAGCGACAAAGAACACGTTTTAATAGTCTCCGATAACGAGAAATACGATCCATTTGAATTACCATACTCAGCCATCCATGCTGTCGCGTTAGTTATTGGTGTCATAAGATTAGAATAAAAGTACTCGAGGCGTATCCCTTTTCCTCCCCGAATTATCCCCTTTATCTGGTGTTCCCTCCCTCTAAAACCAAACAAGCCACAAAACCGCCCCATCTACAGGCATTCACCGTGGCTTTTCTCAAAAATATGGCAGTTTTAGAGGGGAGGGGTAAAGCAATGTTTATTAAGTCCATTCCTAAAAAATGGGTGTTATACCCCATAAGCTATTTGTATAGCTCAAAACCAACTTTTGTAACCCCTCTCCCCAAAAAGTGTAACCCCTCTCTGTAACCCCTCTTGTAACCCCTTTCCTAAAATTGACCATTTTGGGCACAAAAAAGGGAGGTATACAACCTCCCGTAAAGACATCGGCAAAATGCCGTTTATATTGCATTCTAAACCCGTTGAAACATCAGTCCTTAGAACGACCGCCAGAACCGCCAGAAATAAGCGTAGATTGCTTTATTATAGCCTTTTTCGTGCATACCGTACCATTGCCGGACAGCCCTGCGTGTAGCAGGTAATTCTTCGTCACACCCACCTGTTCAGCCGTCAAAACCGTGTAAACTGCCGAGATGCTACTGAAATACCAGTCTTTCTGCTTCGTTCCGTCAATCCCGTGCGTCAAATGCACATGTACAACCTTTGCCATATCATCATTGTTTTAGACTGCAAATCTACCAAATAATCATTATATGGAATATATTTCTATCTCATTCTTTCAAACTACATAATATAAAAGCGGCTCAAAACCGCTTCCACTCCCCGACTCTGCCCCACCGGTAAACCATGTAGACCCGATGTAAGCCAAAATAAACCGATCCGTAAACTTTCACAGCCTGAATAGCCCCCACATGTAAACCTCAATTAAACCCACGTAAACATTTCGTTTTGCGCTGTCTCTTTCCCAAAGGACACACAACTATTTGAATATCAAATGATTTCGCCACACAACGCCCCTACCTTACTTTATACGTTTCGTTCTGTGCCCTATAGTTTCATAAAATCCTGCCAATCCGGAGCTACATCCTCCATATCATAATCATAAGTGGAGTATGAATCCGAACTTTCCGGTCTGGTATTGATTTTATAAGAGAAGGTCAACATACGATCTTTTACATGAAACATACGTTGGTAGTCAATGCCACCATCAATAGAATACCAGGAACTTTTGCTTCTATTGTTCGATACATATTGATACAGATCATCACCGGTACCGGGCATCGTTGCAAAAGTATTACTCAGTCCATTGCTGTTATTTCCGCCACCCCAAAGTCCGAACGACATGGTTATCAAACGCAAAGTATCAATTTCATAACTGGCTTCCATGCTGCCGGACTGGAAATTACCATGCCCTTTACTATCGCCACTATAATCTAAATCTGAAGAACCGTCGGTTATGTCGCCTACTGTACGACGAGTACCACCAGAATAGCTACGCGGACGATCGTTATAATTATAATTATAACGAGCACTTACCGTCAACTTACCACTCTTAATTGTACCGAACAGGCCGCCACCAGCCCCCATGTTACTAACGTTTCCACTAAATGTAGCCGTATACCCTTCCAGTCCGCTACCTACAGTGACAATATTCAGGATTCCCCCTACACCTTCAGCGTCATATTTAGGACCGGGATTAGTAATAACCTCGATATGTTTGATGGAATTGGCGGGCATACTTTTCAGTACTTCCGTCGGATTATTACTCATCATATTGTTAGGTTTACCATTCACATACACCTTAAAGCTGCTACTACCGTTCACCTTAATATTATCTTCGCCATCTACAGTTACCAAAGGCACTTTACGAAGCATTTCCAATACAGAGTTTGACTTTGAATCAGGATCATCCTGCACATTATATTCTATCTTGTCAATATCAGCTTTCACCAGTGGTTTTTGAGCTACCACCTCTACTTGTCCAAGCTCATTGGACGCATCTGTAATATACAGCGTACCGAAATCAACAACTTTCTCTCCTGCTTTCACAGTAAAATCTTTCACAATGGTATTTCTACCGATAGAAGAAATCGTCATCACGAAATCACCCGTCCCCGGAACCTTTTCCTGAAACTTACCTTTCATGTCTGTTACCAGCATTTTCAATGCATGGGCAGGCGCTTCTTTTTTTACGATTTTGATTGTGGCATAAGGTTCTCCCTCTTGAGTCAAAGAATCCAGTAAGACTCCTTTAATCTGAAATGGAGGTGCCGCATTCTGTGCCGCTACCAATGAGGATATTACCAACATTATAAGCAGCAAAGGGCATTTAATTTTCAT